ATACTTTTGCGAGGTCGGCGTGCCCGCTTGCGACGGGTCGACTTCAATGTATATAAGCGGAAGCTTCCAGCCTTGTGGAATATTGTTAAACGAGATTGGCATTTTCAGTCCTCCATCTACGTTTGCTTGCCTCGCTCATTTTGCGAAGCGCCTCAGCAGAATATGGCTTCCGCTTTCGCCAGTTTTGATTTCCGATGCCTTTGCCGATTCGATGTTGCGAAATAGCTTGTCGAACATCGTCGGTTACCTGATGACCGAAACGCGGATTTTTGTGACCGCGTCGATCATGCTTTCCAAATTGCGATTGGCTTACGCTGCGACGCAATTCGGGATCATTGCGCCACCGCATCTTGGCGGCGCGGCTCTTTTTCTTATTGGCAGTCTCGGTGCTCATCTGCGCGGCAGAAAACCCGCCGGTCGCAATATTCCATCCGATATTTATCTGTGGCCTAAGCGACCATTCAATGTTTCTGCATTCATGAACGCCGCCAACGCCGACAACCATTACTTTGAAATTCGCCGGAAACCGTTTTGATCGACGATGACGCCAAAGCCGCCGCTTTAGATTTTGGCTGATTCCGATGTAGCCGTGCAGGCGCGGACATATACACGTCTCATCATAGAGCCAGTAAACAACACACTCTGACACGAAAGAAAAAGCCCGCTAGCGCGGGCTCTTGGCTTTCGGTTTGTCGTGGGGCCGATCCTCACCGGCCCCGCTGCGTTGCGGGTCACCCTCGGGCGGCGGGTCGACGACCTCGCTGATGTCGCCGTCGCGGATCAGCCGGAACGTGTATTGGTCGGCGGTCCACATCGCCCCCTCGGGCGGCATCTTGCCGTCAACCGGATGCGGCGGCACGTCGTCGCGATTTGGTGTTACTTTTATCTTTGCCATTGTTGCCTCGTTTGGTTGTTTCGATTTCCCATTGCATCTCGACCGGCGGCGCGTCTGGATTCTGGATCGGGCGCGCCGTCACGTGTACGCGTTCCAGCATGTCGGTGATCACCGGCTTGAATATCGCGACGCCGAGATCGACGGTGATGTCGACTTGCAGCTCGAGCACCGGCGTTTCGTTGTCGAGCGCCACCGAGCCAAACACCGGCAGCCGCTCGACCCGCGTTATGCCTTGCATGATCTGGTTGTTGAAGCCGGTCAGCGTGGTGTCGGTCAGCAACCCGTTGCTGATCTCGAAATAAGCTTGATCGAGCGTTGCCTCGCCGTCCTCGGCATCGTTGTCGACGATGATCACCGAGAAGCCGACCCGCACGCTGTCACGAAACCGGATGTCGCCGTGATTGGAATCGCCTTCCGGCAAATCCAGCTCGTTGATGAAATAAACCCCGCAATAGGGAACGTCGCCGACCTGGACGCGTAGCGCCTTGGTCTTGGTAAACGTAAAGCCCGCAAAAAACGGCATCGCCACAACGCGATCAAACATCGCGTTGCGCGCGATGTACGCGGGCGTTTGCGTCATTTCGGCTTAATCAATTTCAGCGACGGCTTGCTGGCCGCCATCAGCTTGCGCAGCGTCAGCGTTGTCTCGCCGCCGCCATTGCGCACCACGTCGATGATCTCCCAAGCGCCCTCGTCGGGCAGCCCGCTATCCGCCGGGATCACGACTTGATCGCCCTGACGCGGCAACACCGCCCACTCGACCTCACGAATGTCGAGAATGGTGCGCTGTTCGGAAATGATCGAGCCGTCGAGCGCCACCACATCGATGTCACGGGTATCGAGAATGCCGCGCCCGACACCGCCGGGCGTCAGCGTGATGGCGCGCCCGTAGGTGTCCTGAGTGTGCACATAGAGCGCATCGGAAAAATCAATCGGCATTCATTTGCCCTTGCGCTTATAGACGCTGATCGAGCGATAGCCGCTCGGCGCGACAAACCGCCGCCGCTTGCGGCGCAACCGCGTGATGGTCGCGGCGCGCTGCGGCACGCGCTTGCCTTTGTGTTTCACCGACTCTTGCAACGCGGTGCGCACATATTTGCGCACTTTCTTAAAGGTCGGCTGGCGCAGATAGCCGGAGTCGTGCACGCGCAGCGAGGCGATCTGGCAGCGGCAGCCGGGATGATGCGGCAATTGTTTTTTAGCGTCGCCGTACCGGTACGGACTATGCTGCGCCATTTCCAAGCACGCTTTGCAAACGTCTTGATCGTGCGCGGTGACGATGTTGACCAGATCGTCGTCGCTGTATTTGTGCCGCCAGCGTTGACGCTGGCCCTTGAGAATAACCACCTCGTCGGGATGCAGCCCCTCAAGGTCCTTTAACAGCGCCTTGGCCAGCCATTTGGCGATCTCATCGGGCGATGGCTTCATCGACACCTTGATGGTGGATTCGGCCACTCAAACCTCGTAGCGCGTGAAATGCGTCAACAGGTCGGCGGCGGCGCGCTGTGCCGGTGTACCGTGCGATCCGCCGCCGCCGCTTTTCGCCAGCACGTTCGGATCGAAATAAATGATCCGGCTTTCCTTGTGCGCGATCATGCGCACCGTGGCGTCGCCGCGCAGCGTCGAATAATAAGCCTCGCGCGCCAGCATCACCACCGCCTGTTTCAACGCGGGCGGTGCCTCGTCGGGCAAATTGTAGCCGCCGGAAAACTCAATAACGGTTTGCTCGATGAACCCGCCGTTCGGCAACGTCAGCTTGCCCCACAGCGAGTCGAGCAACATGCCGCCGGGATAGGTTTGCACCGCGCCGTTGATGGTGATCGAGGTGATGCCGGTGTTATCGCCCGGGATCGGATAGCGCGCCAGGAACAGCCGCCGCGTGTCGGTTGATAATTCGGTGAACGTCTCGCGCACGGATTCGTAACCAAACACCCGGTTGTTGCAGTACGCCGCGACCTCTGCCGACACCCGCGTGATCAGGTCGGTCAGCATGGCATCTTGCGTCGTGCTGGTCAGGTTGAGCGCGCGTTTCAGCTCGTCGATGGTGATCAGATCGATCGACACCGCTGGCGTAACGACGACGATGGTCGATTGCATCAACCCGCCTCGGCTTGGAATTGTTCAAACAGCGTGCGCAGATTAAGCGGCGGCCCCTTGCTGCCGTCGCTCAACACCGGCGACGCCGTGAACCGCTTGCGGTCGATGTCCCATGCGGCGATCTCGCGCACCGGGCCCACCTCGCCGCGCGGGCCGGGTTCGCCCTTGCGCCCGGTCGGGCCGACCTTCCAGCCCGAGCCGGGGCATGGTCCCGGGTCATCCTTGCGGGCGACAAACCAGCTCGCGTTGAGCGTCACCACGTCGCCGATCAGATATTTTTCGGCGGCGTCATAGGTGTCGCGGATGTTGAACAGCGTGCGGCCATCGACACCGGGCTCGCCGGGTTGGCCGGGCAACCCTCGCTCGCCGCGTTCGCCGTCCTTGCCGTCTATTCCGTCGCGGCCAGCGGGCCCGGTAACCGCTTCGCCCGTTTCGCCCGTATCGCCTTTATCACCTTGATCGCCTTTCGCGCCCGACGCGCCAGCTTGGCCCGCCGGGCCTTTTTCGCCTTGCTCGCCTTTTTCACCGCGTTCACCTTTCTCGCCGTCGCGCAGCTCGGCCAGCCGGTCGCGCACGGCGGTTTCCAATTGCATCAAGCGCAAAGCATGTTCGGCCAATTGTTTGCCGAGCAATAGATCGCGTTCGCGTTCGGCCTGACCCGCCGCCGCCGCGATTTCCTCGACGACCAGATCAGCCAGCGAGCCGATTGATTCGGTGTGCAGCTCTAATCTGGCGGCGGATGCGATTTCGTTCTGCATCGGTCAAGCCCTGTTGTTGCGGTTCCTTGGGCGGTGCGTCGCCCGCTGGCGGCGCGGGCGGTGGTGCGCCCGGCCCCGGTGCCGCCGGTATGTTTTCCGCCGCCGACAGCGGCACGACCTGTTGCTGGACTCTCGGTTCTTTGCCGTAACCGCCCGGCACCTTGGCGTAACCCTCCAGCGCCCGCGCCTCGTCGGGCGCGTAGATGCCGCCCTGCACCGCGCGCGCCAGCCCTTCGATGCGATCCTTGAACGCCGAGCGCAACAAAGCCGCCGTGTCCAACTCGATATATTCCTCGGGCTGGCCGCGCAGATCGAACAGCAAGCCAAACGCTTCCTCGATGTGGTTGAGCGCAAAGCCCAAGCCCGAGGCTTTCCATTGCTGCATCAGGCTTTCGGTTGAATTGACCGCGCCGGTGTTGAGCCCAAGGATCGGCATGGGGATGCGGAACGCCAACGCTATCGCCTCGTTTGACAGCTTCAACATTTCGGCGGTGGCGGCGTCCTTGCCCGCGACCGCCCACGGCGTCACCTTGAGGCCCGCCGTCAGGATCGGCGTGCCGCCCCGGTTCATCCCCTTGGCTTGATCGTTCCAGGCGTCGCGCACCTTGGCGACCTGATCCTTGTCCATGACTAGATCGGTTTGTAGGACGGCGCTCGGGCGTGCCTCGTTGCGATAAAAATTTGCCTGTTGCGCGGCGATGGCCCCGCTGACCGCGATGTCATTGTAAGCCGCGACGATGGGCGACTCGCCGACCAGCGGCGTCGGGAATCGGCTGCGCACGATGTGCAAACGGATATGCAGCACGTCGCGCATCGGCACGATCAATTGTTCGAGCGAGCCCATCCGGCGCGCCAGCACATCGTTGCCGCCGAGCGCATAGAAAATTTCGCCATCATAAGCAACGCGCGGATAACTCAGATCGGGATTCATCAGGTGCAGCTCGTCGACCTCAAAGCGATCATTGCGCAGCGCCAGCGCGTAAGCGTTGCCGGTCAGATACAGCCCGCGCGTCGCGTTCAACAGAAAATCTGAGATCGATTGATAGTCGTTGGGCCGCCGCAATATCCGCGACAGCGCCGAGGTCGTGACCCGCTCGCGCCCGCCGTTGTCCTGCAACCGCCAATGATCGCCGGGGCACATCGCCACGGTTTGCGAATAGGCCGACACGCAAGCCTCGACCATCGCGCCTTGGCCGCCGCTCACGGGCGTCATGCCCATCTGCCACCAATTATCCGGCGCGCCGTCGGGCAGCCAGCCGCCGGTCACCGGCAGATAGTACGGGCCAGCCCTATAGTCGCCTTCACCTTTGGCGACGAGCTGGCCCGCAATCCGTGAGATAAAACCGCGAACGGTCATGCTTTCGGCGTCGCGGCCCTAGTGGTGTAACCGCCGCTCGGCTTGTCGGCCTCCAGCTTTTTGTTTTGCGCAGACCCGTACACGTCGGGCGGCACATGAACATCGGGCGGCGAACCGTCCGGTTCATGCTCGGCGACGTGAACACCCAACGCCGCAAGGTCGTTTTCCTCTTGCGTCGGCGTTGGCTTCGCCTCGCCCGCCGTCTTGGCGGTTTCCTTCGACGCCTTTTCGCGGGCGGCCTTTTCATCGGCCAGCCGCTTTTTCATGTTGGCGGCGTGTTCCTCTGCCGTTTTCTTGGCGGCGGCAGCTTGATCGGTGTCGGTCATCGGTTTGTTTCCTTGTGTTTGAGGCAAGATTAGCCAATCGCTAATCCGTCGAGCGTTTCAGCGGGCTACCAAGTGACGCCCGCGACCCAAGCGACCACGCCGGTGCGGCGCAGACACCAATTGACCGGCAGGATCAGGCGAAGCGCCAGCATGTCGGTCTGGAACATCGACTTGGCCGGATAGGCCACCACGGCGGGCGTGCCCGACGTGCTGATGTCGGTCGGCGCGGTGTCCTCCATGTGCAACGTCGCCTGATCCGAAATCTCGAACCGGGGCGCGTCACCGGACACGCTGACAAAGTCGGCAGCGTCGACCACGATCACGGTATTGATCGGCACCGTGCCGGAATCGATCACCGGCCAACCGCCGAGCGTGCCGCGTGCGATCTCGTCGCGGAACGGGAACACGCCCGCGCCCGGGGCCGCGACAAGGCCGATGCTGTTGACCTGTGCCGGGTTCATCAACCACACCGGATTGCGGATGTTGCCGAGCGTACCGGCCAGCAAAGCGTTGGTGAGCTGTTTGATGTCGCCGACCAGCGCGTTAAAGCCACCGCCCGCCGTTGGCGTCAGCCCCGAGACACCGTTGAGAATGCCCGGCGGGCGCACCACCGTCGCGGCGTTGGTATCGAGCAACACGGAGTCGAGCGATACGGCGGTATCGACTTGGATGGCGTCACGCATCAGCCCCTCGATGGCGGGCACCGAATGCTCGTCGAGTTCTTTTGTCCACGTCGTGATCACGGCCATCTTTTTCGGCGTGAGAGTCTGCGACGTGAATGCGCCTTGACGCACCGGGATCGGCAGACCTTCACCGACGAACGAGCCCGCGATGGTTGGCGTGCGCGAGCGGGTCGGAATGATGATCTTGCCGTTACGGCCAAACGTCAGCGTCAGCCCCGCGCCCGACAGGCGCGGAAACACGCTTTTCGGTGACAACGTCGCCATGAAGTCGATGACGATCTGTTGCACCAGCTCGGCGGCCCATCCGACCACCGTGGTCATCGCGGGCGCGCTGGCGGCCTTGGTCTGCCACTCCAGCACCGCCTTGGTCGCCTCGTCGTCGCCGTAGATCATGCGGCGGATTTCGTCGAGCGGTTTGCGCTCGCGATGCGCCACCAATTGAATGGCACCGGCGCGCACAAAGAAATCCAGCGGCGTCAGCTTTTTCGCGGACACGCTAAACGGGCGAGCCGGTTGCGTCATCGCCGTGGTGCCGTTGATCACCGCCGGAACCGACGAGCGGGTCATGGTGCGCCCGCCGTCCTCGCTGTTCTGCCCGAGAAGCTTCTCGGATTCGCGCAGCGAGTCGAGTGTGCGCTCGCCTTTGACTATCTCGGTGTTGAGCGTTTGCCGCGCCTCAAGATCGGCGTCGGTCACGTTGTTGTCGTCGGATTTCTCCAGATGGGCCGACAGCTTGTCGCGAGCTGCGAGCAAGCGTTGTTCGGAGTCCTTGATACGTTGTGCAAGCGTCGACATGGTTTTGCCTTGTGATGATGTCGTTGCATTTCGGCGTGCTTGCCGGTGAGCCAACGAACGCCGCGCGGTGTCTTTGTCGCCGTGCTTGGCGAACACCATGCGAATCGTGTCGTCGGAAACTTTCAGACTCTTGGCGACGGCCAGCGCGTTCGGGTTGGCCGGGATCGAGACCAGCGAGGTCTCGACCAGCTCTTGCTTGAGATATTTGAACGGGCCGTTCATGCCGTCGGCGCGCTCGTCGATGGTCTTTTTTTCAATCGGCACAAAGCCGACCGACACCGCGCGCAAAATCCCGGCCTCGACCAGCTTGCGAATTTCATCGATGCGTTCGCTGGTGCCCGCCGGGGCCAATTGCAGATTGCCGCGCAGCCCGCCGTCCTTGACGTGCAGACCCTTCCAAGTGCCAATCGGAAAGCTCGAGCTGTGGCCGAACAGCGCGATAGGGTTTTTCTTAAAATTGTCGAGCGCCCAACCATCCGCCATGATCACGTCGCCGTAACGATCCGGCGTTTCGTCGCTCAAGATGAAATCGAGGCCGTCGGCTTTCGAGGCGTGGCTGGTCTTGTGCACGACGGCGTTGTCGCCGCTGCGCTCGTCCCAAATGATCTGGCATTCATCCTCGTCAAGGCCCTCGTCGTCGGTGCACCGCGACATGAAATCGTCATGGCTTTCATCGTCGTCGGGCTCGACGTCGGCTTTGCGGACCAGAGCTGCGGCTTTTGTCATGGGGCCCTCAGAATTTGGTGAACACGACCATCAGGATTGCGACGACGACCAGCGTCAGCACGATCACGCCAAAGGCGTGTTTGGTCACAGCTTGGTGCCGAGCCCACCGGCGGCAGCGTCGGTGTCGACCGCGATGGCAAACTTGCAATCCTCGCGCTGCACCACCGGCGCGTCGCGCGAGCCCGAGCGCAATTTCAGGAACGCCACCGAGCGGACCCATCGCCGCGAAATGAAAACCGCGCTGTCGGGCTGCACCGGCACGGTGATCTCGTCGCCGTCGTCGTCGAACAGGTCGTTGAAAAAATTGCCGTCGGTCGACACCTGAAACGTCAGGTTCGCCTCGGTGAACTCTTGCGGCACGGTGATCCGCACGATTTCGCCCGACGAGCAATCGACGCCGTCGGACAGAGATTCACCCCGGGCGATGGTCGGGCCGTCGATGATTGCCAGCGGCATTTTTAGATCTCCATTTTTGAGCTCGTTTCAACTTGCGCGCGCGTGCGCGCGTGACG